TACGGAAGTGAATCATCAAGCCAATATTATTTAAATCTGTTTTCATTATTTAAAATTGTTAATACTCGACCGAACCGATTCCATGATTCTATCACACTCTTTTCGATAAGTACTCCATTTCCAAAATTCCCAAAAATAGGGTTTTTTCATATTCGGAACACAATTCAATTCATAAACACTCTCATTTTTATCTATACTACTTTGAATCATCAAAATGATTTTTTCGGATAATTTTTGATGTGACCAATAATCAACTTTGATTGTTTTAATTTCTTTCACCATAATCAAAATGATCTCACGCTTTTCAAAAATGTCAATACCTCTTGTTCCCTCGTATCTGGAACACCATCACTCCCAAATGGGAATATACCAAATTTTTCCTTGAAATACTCCATGGAACCCCGAATATTATCCTGCCATTTCTGCATGGATTCGGGAGTCTTGATGGACGAATTTTCCTCTGAACACGCTTGTTCTTCAATGTAATCCAAGGAATTGGCTAGATCAGCCCACCACCAGTAAGGAGTGGAATATCCTTTCAAGGCAAGTTCATAGCTATGGGAAACATGATCAAAAGCATTTCGGAATTTCTCGTCAATCAGACCGACATCTTCCAGACACTTGCGGGAATAATAACAGAACGCTCCCACGCAATGCTGATTGAAAGCTAGGGATAAATCCCCATAATCTACCACCAATCGGGGACATGGCTTACCATGGGAGATACCATTCTTATTGGCAGGACCGTGGTAGCCGAACATCAGGTGTTGGATTCCACTCTTCTTGGAAGCGTCAATGTATGCTTGAAAAATGTTTGGGTCTTTGATAAGCATATCGTCTTCAATGAGGAAGATGTGATCACAACCAATGTTCAACAAATGTTTCATTGCCTTATTTTTAGATGCCGCAACTCCCAAATTTGTTTCGTTTGTATGGATATAATAATTATATCCGGGGCATTCAAATGGATCACCATCATTGATGATGATCAACTCCAACCAATTACACCCATCAATACTATCCAACAATTTTTTTAGAAATTGTGGACGATCTTTGGTTATAATACCTAACCCGATTCTTTCCTTCATATTTTAAAATTCTTAATCTGATCCGTCAGATTCTTGTATTGCTTATCCTTATCAATCCAGAGTCCTTGGTCTTTCAGCATTTGTTCCATCGTTTCCAGATTCTTGGGATCGAGAACGCTTTCCCCCGTCTCAACGAGATTACCTTTCTGATCAATGAACTCACCAATCCACGCAATCCTATCATCGAGATTTGACATGTCAACGGGAATGATCGCGGGACAATCCTCCGCAATGAAAAACGGGGTGTTTCCCAAATGATCGGAATATTGTTCATAAAGACCTGCGAAGATGTCATCAATCTCCCGAATGTAATTAAGATTCGTGTCGCGTGTCCCATCATTGACAATCTTGATTGATGGATCATATTTCAACCAGAAGATGATATCTAGATTTTTTAAGGAACGACGAACAATATCAACGGTGAGTCCCAAAACTTCTTCAGAGATTAAGTTATTTTCAGCGGCATGTAGGGAATATGCAAGATTATCTAAGGGGCAGCGATCATATACCACGTATTTTTCATCTTTATTTTCTTCCAATGTAGTAGTCATCCAATCAAGAATCAAAATCTGCGTTTCCGTTGTGGTCTTTGAAGAATGTTCAAGATTATTCTCCGTTAGAATGTCACGATATGTTTTCGCAGTTGTCTTATACATTGGCCACTTTTTCAAAAAAGCTTTCACTAATGTTGATTTTCCGGTATTCGATGTCCCCACAATGGCTGCTCTCATAATAATATTAACTTAACAGATAATTATAGGATTGCAAGCTACTTTGTTCAAATCTTGATAGAATAGTAATTAACTCGTTTTTTGAAAAATTTTGAACTTTTATACTAAATACTTATATGACCAAATCAATACTAAACGAAATAACAAGAATATCGAACAACTCAAAATATGTCAAATGGTATGTTACCATAATAAATAAATCTTTATCAACTCAATATTCCGATGATGTCTATTGTGAAAAACATCACATCATACCAAAATCGTTTAAACGATTTGTCGATCCTGAAATTCTATCTTGTGATGATAACGTAGTCATTTTACCCGGAAGAGATCATTTTATAGCACATCTTTTGCTGACGAAAATGTTTAATTGTAAAATTAAGAACCAAAAAATGAATTTTGCCTTCTTCCAAATGAGATTAAAAAATAAACACCAAGAACAACGATATGTTAATTCTAGATTTTATGAATCTCTTAAAAAAGCAAAACCTAAATATAAAAAATTATACATGAGTGAAAATGTTATATATGTTAATATATTAGACCCCAACCATTATGATGAAATGATTTTACAAGGATGGACACCTATCATGCCAGAAGAGTATAAAAAAGGTAGAGTTGGTAATATGATTGGTAGAAAACATAGTGAAGAAACCAAGAAAAAAATGAGAATATCAAATAAATTGGTCGATAGATCATTTATGAGAGGTAAAAAACATTCAAAAGAAACAATTGAAAAACAAAAAGAAACTAGGCGTATCCGAAAATTAGAAAATCCACACATCTACGATGCGGGTATTAAAAGAACTAAAGAAAAAAGAAAACAAAAATTCGCATCCGGTGAATTATCGGTGAAGGGTGATAAAAATCCAAGATATGGTATCAAACTTTCTGATGCGTGGAAGGCGAGACAGAGTGAAGTAATGGAACGAAATGCTAACAATGGAATGACACATTTAGAGTTATGTGAACAAATAATTATACCAGCTTTAAAAGAAAAACCTTTAAATATTAAAGAAATACAACAATTAGCCAATTGTAACTGGCGACCACATTATATTAGAAGTATAGTGGAGCAAATTGATCCTAATTTTGATCTGAGTAGGATTAAAAAAATGACATATAAAAAGAAAGAAAGTGATAATAAAAAACACGCTGAAAGATTACAACGAATGAACAACAATGGAAGAACTTTTGAAGAAATCTTCAACGAATCTTTAGCACCAAATATAACAGAACATTCAAATGTTTATCAAATTATGAAAGATTTAAATGTTTTAATGAAGACTCTCAGATTGATAATTGAAAGACATCATCCTGAAGGATTGGATTTTTGGAATAGGCTGATAACATATTCTGTTAAAAATTTTAAGAAATTGTCTTAAATTTCTTGACGATGAATTTGAGAATTTTTGACCTTACGATATCATCTTCCGTAAATTCAAATGTCCTGATACCATTATCAATGGATTCTTGATCGTTGAAGGCATTATAAACAGCCTGAAAACCACTCCTCTGGATATCTGGTTGCATGTGATCTCCAGCTAAGACCATAATGCTATTCTCCCCCAGCCTACTAGCAACCGTAAGAATTTCCTTGGTTTCCATTTGCTGCGTTTCATCAACTAAAACAAACATATTATCCCATGTGTGTCCTCTAGCGTGGTTTACTGGCATAGTTTCGATGATACCAGCTTTTTGAATTTTAGGTAAATCCTTATCTTCTACCAGCTTATTTATCAACTCAAAAGCTACAGCATTAAATGGTAATGTCTTGTCTGCTTCTGACCCCGGAAGATATCCCATGGATTTGGAAGCACTTTCAACCATGGCTCTCACATAAAGAAGCTTTTCAAATCTTTGTTCTTTAATCAACGTCAATCCACAATAAATAGATGTCCAAGATTTTCCAGTTCCGGCTGGGCCTTGAATTATAACAACCTTAGTATTTGGATCGTTTATAATTGAAACCAACTCTTTTTGTTTGTCGGTTAATTTGAAAGCTCTGTTTTTAAATTTGAAGTCAATCTTATTGTAGCTATTGGCGATAGCACTTTCAACATCTACTAAATTGACTTCCCGGCGTTTTCCTTTCGGAGCATTTTTAATTGCCATGTTGATATTACTTAGTCAAAATCTGAGTAATATCTATGTGTGATCACCGTCTAACCAACGGATAAATATTATATTCTTTATCCCACATGAAACAATCCAATTTCCTCTTTGGTTTGGATATTAGCTTATATTTGATAATGCTTACAACATCATCAATGGAAATCTTTTCCCCTTTCTTCTTACGCTTTAACATGAAGAATTTAAGAACCTTTTCATTCAGAGATTTCTCATATTCCCTCACGACTTGCTGTTCCACTTGTTTATATTTCTCTTGGATATTTGTTACTTCTTCAGATGGGACTCCTCGTCCACTTGACATATCCCATACAGCGTTTAAGTAATGTGTTGCCAGATGTCTAGCAATTTTAGTGGCTTCTTCTTTTTGTTCCTCAGTCATAGGACTAGGAAATGTCGCTTCATATACGTTTTTCATAATTTTTATCCTTCCAGTAAGCCCCCTTTGGGAGCAGTCTTAATATCAGCCGAATACCTCACAGCACCGCCCGTAGCTTGTCCATGAAATTCATTTAGAAGTTCGTCCATGTTGATGCTCTTGGCACCAAATACATGTTGCTCATAGATGTTTCCAATCTCCGCATTGATTCGGTCATGCC